GGCACCTTCAGAAGCAAAGATACCTCTAAAGTCAGAAACACCAAAAGAGTATCTCTCTCTTGATTTGTATCTAACGTTACCAGTATCAAAATCACCTTCCATTTTGTTTGTGATAGGTGATCTCTCAAAGTATTTCATTCCGTTTGGCACGTCTGTAATGATGTAAAACGCATCAGAATCAGTTAAGAAATTGTTAACCACATAACCTTGTGGAACCATTCCCATGTTTTTGATTGCGTTAATATCATTGTCAGCTGTTCCAACTCTTTGCGCAGACTTCATAAGTCTCTCTGCTGTAAATTGTAATGCAGAAGGGATGATCATTTTCATTCCTTTAGCAGCAATTTTTAAACCTCTTTCATCAGTGAAAGCAGCGATATCAATCAATGCTTGTTCTAATGAAGTTTCGTTTAAGTCAGCTTGAGTTGCTAATGTGTTAGCAACTGTTCCGCTAATTGTTGGGTGAGCTGTACTAAACAATGCAACACCGTCACCTGATTTAAATGTACCAGTTGAAGGTAAGCCGTTGATCAAAGGAGCAACTGCTTTTACTTGTTTAGTGTTTGCCATTGAACGAGCCAACGCTTTTGTATATCTAGAAGCTAATCTGTCATACAGGTTGTCTTCGATCGCTTCTTCAGTGATTGAAAAAGCTAAAGCAACAGTCTCGTGAGTGTATCTAGCAGTATAAGTTTCTTGAGCGTTGTCGTATACAACTCCAGAACCCTCTGGTTTGACTTGTGCTTGACCGAAACCTGATAACATTACTTCTTCTTCAAAAGCTCTGTCCGAAGATTCTTTTGTATAGATTTCTTCGTGTTGGTTTTCGTATCTTTTGTATTCCAGGCCGAATAGTGCATTCAATCCTGGCTCTAGTTCTTTAACTAGTTGTGATCGTGATATAGCCATAATTTATTCTCCTATTATATGCCTGCTTCTTGTTTCAAGAAGTGTTCGTTGATTATAACAACTAAGTTAGCGTTAGCTGAACCTAATGTGTTATTGTCTGGATCGCTAGACACACCTAAAATCTTCAACTGTGCAGTTGTAGATGAAGTTGTTCCATTGATCTCCACTTTTGATACGTAGTTTGGTGATGAACCTGCAGCGTAAACGATATCAGCGCAAGCACCGATGTCTGTTCTAGCTGGAGTCCCAGCACTTTGTACTTCGAATCTTTGGTAAGGATCATCCGCTACAAAACCGACAATGTCAGTTGCAGTGTTTGAAGCCGCCAAGTGATTCGCCCAAGTTGGTTTGCTTGATGAAGCATCAGTATAGAAAACACCATTAAGGGATCCCAGTAATACCTCTGTTGCTGCAGCTACGGTAATATAACCTGTAGTTGCCATCTTAACTGGATCGTTTTGATAGATCGCAGCAGATGATGCAGCAATTTGATATTCAGATAAACCTTGAGCGTCTCTATTCTGACCAACTTTTCCGATTGCTTTCAATCCGAAAGCAGCGTCTTTGTTTGCCATATTTATTTACTCCTATTAAGTTTAGTTTATCTGGCGGTCTGAATTGTTAAAAAATTAACTTTTCTTTGAACCACCAAAAGTTACACGAGTTTGCCTATCGATATCGATTGGCATACTTGGATGCTGTTCCTTCAGTAGATCGTTATCCATTGCTTCTACAGCTTCATTGGCTTGACGTGTGTAATAGTCCTGCCTTTGCTGTGCAATCTCTTCCGGTACTCTAGCCAGCACTAGGCCACCAACTCCGATCACTCCCTTGTATTTACCGTCTTCGACAATAGGGTAATCTGAATCTGGGTATTCATCAGCACGAACTAATTCGTAACCTGATCGTAATCTTCCAGCGACATTTTTCGTGTCTTGGAAACCCATAGATTCGGCTCTTAACCATCTATGTCTAAAACCTGCCGGTGCAGGGGGTGCATCTAAAGATGACGGTGGAGTCCAAACTTTTTTCCTTGCGGTTTTTTCTCTTGTTTGGCTCGCACGAGAAGTTCTATCTTCATTTTTATTTTCCATATGCATTTACTCCTTCGTGATGTTTAATTGTTTCGCATATTCTTCAAGTGGCACACCTAATTTTTTAGCAATTGCTACCTGTGAT